GTTGTTACAAAGTTTACTTTTGTTGTAAAAGGGGCAACACTGGATGGGTAGTAAGAGGTTGTCATAGGTGTATCTCCAATCTATAGGATCATTTTCTCGTTAAAGAGGTAGAAAAACTGGCTTAACTAGTGGTCTATGTCTGGCGTTGTTTCCAAAATATGAACACGATTTTCTAAATTTGCCAACTTGTTTGCCATAGCCAAAAGGGTTGCCATCAAATCAACCTCTTGAGTACCGTCTGGGTTATTAGTAATAATTAGATAACTTGTTATTCCAGTCAATGAGGTTGAGTTTGGTAAAGGTTTGATAAACAATTTTTTTGTTGTTGCTTGGTTTGTTCCAAAAGTACCAAACCATACAGGGTACTCAGGGTCTCCTCCAACATACTGAACCCAAACACCTTGACCAATAGAGGGGGCTGCGTAACTTGTATTTACAGGTTCCATTGGAGAAACCCAATCAGTCACTTCTTCTCCAGTAGTTTGTACGGAAACTTTTACGCGACGTTGATTCAAGGGATCGTTGTTTGATTTAACAATACCTCGATAAACACCGTGTAGTCTTTTAATACTGTCCATTACAGTGACGCAATACTTACGTTTGCTTCTTGAAAACGAAAGATTTCATTAGCAGCACCAATCAAGGTATCTCGCTCAGCACTTGCACCGTGCCTGTATAGGTCTGTAACTTGAACAGTTGAAACGCCATTTACTTGACGAAGTACTGCTTCAATGTCTTGAGGATAAATCGTGTCTTGAAAGAACATTCCATTATATCCGTAGACTTTAAGCAGTTGGTTCATCAAGGCAGCCTGAACTTCTGAGTCTGTGTATTGAGCCAACTTGGAATACTGAATTGTAATGTTTGCATCAACGTACGTTGGAGGTTGAATTGTTACAGTAGTTCCTAGAAGTAACTTGTCACTGATAAATGAAGTAACGGCTGCTTCCATTGTTGTGAACTCAAGTGTTGGGTTTCCATTTTGAGTAGACCCTGTTCCGTCTAAACCAGGAGCAACATCGGTATCTGTAGCCAAACGGGTAGGTGCAATGTACAAGGTTACAGATGTAAATACGCTTGCTTGAGCGTTTGCTTTGCTGACGTTGTTTACAGATACAGCAAGACTTGCATAGTCCGTCAAGGTAACAGCGCGGTTGTTTGTGCGAAGTACCAATGGGGCTGCTACACGAATTTGATCTGTGCTTTCTGGATCAGAGCCTCCAACAGCAGCCGCTGGATTGCTAGGAGTAATGTAACTTTGCAAAGCAGTAGTTTGAGATGATGTAAGTGTAGGTACGTAGTTAATGGTGTCAATAGTTCCTGCTGGAATGTTACCGATTGATCCACCACCTACTGTGTAAACCGCTCTTACCTGCTCATGAAGGTTTGGTATTGCGCCAGATATTCCATCTCCAAAATTAACTGTGACTACATCATTTGCGTCTACAGATGTTGAAAAAACCAAATCATTAGGCCCAAAATCAAGTAGATACTGGACAGGTGTCCACTTGACGTAGGTGTCTCCATCTTGAACGTAAACACTTATTGAACCGTCCTGTACTGGGTTTTGGCCAAGTTGATATGCTTGTCCAGGTGTTCCATCTGAAGTGCCAATAAGTTCACCGTAGTTAACGTCACTGTTTACTGGGTCTACTTGAATTATAGACTCTCCATGAAGGGCAAGTACAGACGCGGTTTGCGGAGACCCAACACTTCCTGCCGAGATTACAGCGTCTGCAAGCGTTGTAAAGAACACAGTTGTGGTTGTATCACCGATAACAACTTGGCCAGAAACTACTGTTCCCGCATAAATTGTTACTATGCTTGAAGAAGTGTTTGTAAACATGATAGTACAAGATGCAGAACGGTAACTGGCAGGGATGTATCCGTAGTTAGAAGCAATGTTAAGTACGCTTTGACGTTGTACAGCAGTTGCTAGATACGATTCGTTAGCCGAACGATCAATGTAGTAGTTCATGAGGTCACCCATGTAAGCAAAAGCCTCTACCAATGCCACACCAAAATCTGCTGGATCAGAAGCAGTCCAGTTGGGGATGCGAGCCTGGACACGGGCAATAAGATCATTACGAATCGAGTAGTAGTCTCTACCTGTGTAGTCAATAGATACAGGGATCGATGATGGCGGTGTTATGCTCATAGGTTCTCCTCAAAGAGTGGTGCTGTGTTATTGATAAGGGCTGTAGCGATTACAGTGGTTACTACATCGCTATTTGGAAGGCTATAGGTAATAGTTACAGATACAGTTTCTGAGTAAGTGTCAAATGTAGTCACAGTATTTACTAGTTTTAACTTGGTTAACTGGGACCCAAAGGCATTGCTGACTTCAGTTTTAATCTCGGCTTGAGCAATATCTTGATTATCAAACATGTAAGAAGTAATATTTGTACCAAAGTTTGGACGCATGACTCTTTCATACATGGCTGTTCCAATAACAGATAAAACTCTATCTTGCCAAATCTTTTTCTGGTCTGTGGTGTCTGCAACTTTTCCAAAACTACTTAATGAAAAAGGTAAAGATATAGCCGTTTCATTAACAGTTGTTATAGTAGTAGCCATTACTTACCTACCCATCGTCTTGGTGTTACATTGAACCCTGTATTAGTTTGACTAAGCATTGCTGTTGGAGAACTTAAGGTAGAAACTGTTTTTGCACTGGTTATACCAGTTGACATCTCATACGGTATGTTTCTTACAGGTATTGTGCTGGCGTTTACGGATCGGGTTGAACTTCCCTTGCTTTTACCCGTTCCGTCTGTCATGCATGAGAACTCGATCTGATAGCGACCATCTGCGGTAATGAAGTGTTCAATCTTTTTAATAATCCAGTAACCGTCAGTTGTGTCTCCAGTGCCATTTATTTCAACAGTCCTGTATGGAGAAAGTCGAGGATCTCCTTGACCTGCTCCTTTAGCCATGATATTAAACCTCGACAGTTGTGCTTGAGCATCCACACGTTTTTGAGCCGCAACCACGCTGTCGGTTATTGTTGTGGGCATTACCTCATTAAATAGTGGGTCTTTAGTTGACGTTCTTAAGGCTTTTCCTACAGCATTAGGCGAGGAAGTAACCTTATAAGTTTTTCCTGTAACAGGGTGTACTCCTGTAACTACCTTTGTACTGCGGTTATGCTGAGCCAAATCTGTGTAGTCTCCGATCCTAGGAGTAAAAGAATCAAGAGTTTGATCTTTTACACTAGCCCAAGGATTTGAATAGGGGTCATTGAAAGAAAGTACAGGGATCGTAGTTGCAAACATATCAATCATGGTATCCATTTGATGGAAATGCAGTTCTGTACCAAGCATCTGTGCTACATAACCCACACGTTCCGCAAGTTCTTGGATCTTTTCCCAATACGTATGACCTATCATCGATTGTTGTGCAAACTTTGTAGCATCAGCAGTTACTACTGGTTTTAGTTTAAACTGCTTAGCAATGTCAGTAACAATGTCTGATGCAGACATGTTGGTCCAAATCTTTGTTGCGCTTTCCTTTAGGGCTAACGATGCTCCAATGACTCTTACCACTGTAGTTCTTTGCATGGTCTGTTGAGTTTTTGGTGCCACGTTGTACACGTACCCATATAGGGTGTTTGACTCTGTACCGTTATTCCATACTATTTTTACAGGCACACCTGTTTTAAATGACTTAGTATAAAAAGGGGTAAATTGCGTATACGTAATGTCCACGACATCTTGTTTACCTGCTTCTTGATATATTCTAAGGTTTAATGGTAACAAAGAAAAACTTGGAAAGTCAGGGTAGGTAACACTGAAGGAGGAACCTTGACGGTTCTGAACAGTATTATTCATAAGGAATCCTTATTAAGGTTCCTGGCTCCATATTAAACGGGTCAACAATCTCTGGATTAATGTCCAGAATCTGCCACCAATACTCAGAGTTATTTAAGAACTTGTTTCCAATAAGGTCCCAGCGATCTGTAACAACCCAAGTATACAAAAAGTAATTTACAACATAGGTAGGAAAAACGCGGTAAACGGTTACTGAGTAATTGTTTGTTCTTGCATTCTCTGCTTTAGCAAGTGTTGCGTCGGCATATCTACTATCTAAATAGATCACAGTTATCCTCCAAAGGTAGTAGCGCTAGAGTTAGAGGCAATTGCTTTTTGGTCTGCAGTTGTTGTAGGTGTGTCGTAGTACCTTGTACATTGAAGATCAACCTGTGACCAGATAGGTACCATTCGACTATTAAACATGATGTGAGTAACAGTTAGGTTAGAAATACGAACCCTATAACGTAGTCCGTCTCCCAGGTGAAGTTCTACAGCAATGTTAGATATCCAACCTCTATCGGCTGTAGTTCCATTTAACGTTGATTTAAAGTCAGCATTAAATCCCATTACTACACGGAACAAGTATTCCAAGTCATACATGGTGCCTTTTTTGTAAATCCAGCAAGTTCTTCTGGATCTGGGTACATACCGTATGGGCTACCTACTTGACCGTTAATTACAGAGTTAGCGTTATCTACGCCTGTGATACCTGTGTTTGTAACCGTGTCTGTAGTAAAGTGACCATCTTCTGTAATGTACTTAAAATCTTCAATTCTATTTAGATAAAGAGTAAAACCGATAGTACTGCTGATCAAACCTAAAGCCATAGGGCTTGCAGCATCAAGGCCTAAAGATTCATAGGTAGGATTAACTTCGGCTGAAACACCCCAGTTCATAGTTACTGACGTTGGGTTATACATAAACTTAAATCCATAAAGATTTAAATCAGTAGGTACGTTGTTACCAGCGCTTTTGTATTGTGCAGCGATATCTTTAGTTGAGTAAGTTCTATCCATTTGGATAGTACCTCTTCCACCTTGTCCATTTTTCCAAGCCTTTGCAGCATCGGCGTATGCTCCTGGATCAACAATGATTTCATTTCCAGTTCTAATTCCCCTAGGGTTACTTCCACCTGTAGAGACAACATCTGCTCCTGGAAACTGCTGTACACCACCGTGAAAATAAGCGGAAGAAACCATAGGAATGTTGTACTTGTACTTTGGTGGCGTTGGCTTTCCACCGCTTCCTGGAGGGGGTGTTCCACCTGGGTTTACTGAACTCTTCGAAGCAGTTGACTTTGCTGTTTTTATTTCTTTTGTGGTGTGAGTTTGTTGGTAAGATAAAAGGGTACTAGCCAAACTTTCAAGTGTTAAAATGTTTGCTTTCATAGCAGCATTAGTTTTAGTAATATTTGCGTTTGCAGCATTGTAAGCCGCCTGTGCATCAATTACCGCTTGACCTGATCCAGTTAATATAATGTGTTTTTGTTTGGCGGCTTCTTCTTGGTACGCTGCCATTTGTGCAATTAAAGTATCTTGTAAAGCATTAAGAGTTTTTTCTTGAGTTAACTCTTTTCCATAAACTAGTTCTCCTTCAGCAATAGAGATAGAATTGCTGATAGGTGACGACGTTGTTGCAACTGCTAAAGGGTATGGATCACCAGGTGCAATAATGTAACTAGCAGGTCCAATAATGTAACTAGGTTGACGTGGTGGTACAGACGCCATTATTTTCCTCCAGCCATTGATACGTCTTCGTAATCGCTCAACTGAGCACGAACTTGTTTTGCCAAAGTAACTGCATCTACACTGCTACTTATATTCATTACA